GATGGCTACGTGCTGACCTCTGATTTTGCCAATGTCGAGCGCAAGATCGACAGTGTAAATCAAGGCCTTTGCGACGGATTTTACCAGCAGGCGCAGCTTGTCAACGGCACCAACATGACAATGGCAAACGGCTTTGCACAGGCCGAGCTGTCCCGCAGCAACCAGCAGGCGGCGCTCATGCAGCAGCTGACCGCGATGCAGATGCAGTCGCAGAACTGCTGCTGCGAGACGCGCGAGGCGATTCAGGGCGTGAATTACAACCTTGCGACCCAGAGCTGCGAGACGCGCAATCTCATGCAGACCGGCACGCGCGATCTGATCGAAAACCAGAACAGCAACACGCGCGCCATCCTTGACGCCCTGACCGCGCAGCGCATCGAGGCGAAGGACGCGAAGATCGCCGAGCAGAACCAGCAGCTCTTCGCGGCGCAGCTGGCGGCGAGCCAGGCAGCGCAGAACACGTACCTTGTGAGCACGCTTCGCCCGACACCGATTCCGGCTTACCAGTCATGCAACCCGTGGGCGGGTACGGCGGCTTACGGCTGCTGCACGGCCTGAAAAATCCATAGAGATAGCTTTTTGCCGACACCGGCAAAATGGTCGGCCCCGAGCCGAAACTAACACAAGCGGCGGGGCATTGCCTCGCCGCTTTATTTGGAAGGAGAAAAACGATATGGCAACCCTGAAAGAACTGACGCAGGATTTAACGGACTATCTTGCCACCATCGACAAGAAAAAGTTAAGCATGATGGATCTGAGCACGTATTGCGGGATGATGAAGACCCTGCGAGAGCTGAACACGCCGACCTTCGAGGAAACAATGAGAAAATACAACGGTATTTCTGGATTGGGGTATTCGCCCGCGCCCGTTAAATCGAAAGGAGACGAGGATCATGGCTGAATTTACATCATCTGCCGCGCAGACCGTCGCAGCGGGCCAGAACGTCCCGCTGACCGAAACGGCCGTCGCCGGGAAAGCGTGCATCGTCCACAGAGAGGGAGCCGGGCTTGTCACGCTCCGTGGCCTCACTCAGCAGTGCAAGGCGCGCTACAAAGTCTCTTTCGGCGCGAATGTTTCCATCCCGACCGGCGGCACGGTGGAAGCAATCTCTATCGCGCTGGCGATCAACGGGGAGCCGCTGACGAGCGCGACGGCCGTCGTCACGCCCGCTGCGGTGGAAAACCTGTTTAACGTCTATGTCGCGGCGTTTGTGGAAGTGCCGCGCGGCTGCTGCGTAACCGTGGCGGCGAGAAACACAAGCACGCAGGCGATCACGGTGTCCAACGCGAACATGATCGCAGAGCGCGAAGCGTAAGGAGGAAAGAAAAATGAGCATGGAAGCTATGTATACCCTGCGGGATATGCTCTGCGAGGAGCTTGATGAGATCGCGCGCAAGGGCGAAATGAGCGCCGGTGATCTTGACACCGTGCATAAGCTGACCGACACGGTCAAAAACATCGACAAAATCGAGATGCTCGACGGCGGGTACAGCGATGACGGGTATGATCGTGGCAGCAGCTACGCCGGACGGCGCGGCACGCACTATGTGCGCGGCCACTACAGCCGGGACAACCGCTATCGGGACGGCCGCGTGATGTACAGCCGCGGCGATGGTAGGGAGCAGATGCTTGACTACCTTGACCGCATGGAGCGCGACGCAAGCACCGACAAAGAGCGCGACGCAATCCGCCGCTGCCGCGAGCAGATCGAAAACGGCTGAAAGGGGGCATTGCCCCATGATCGACCGAAAAGAGATCGACCGCGCGATTGGAGAGCTGGAAAGCAAGGAAACGACCTTTTCAAGCTGCGCAAAGCTTGCTGACCTGTATATTATCCGCGACAGGATCAGCGAGACACCACGCCGCACGGAAGCGTACTCGTATGACGCTGGCCCCGTCTCAAGCGGAAGCGACTTTATGGCTGCCGCCTCCGGCAAGGACTATGACAAGCTCTTGGCTGTCATGGACGAGCTGATGGACACCCTGAGTGTCGCAAACCCCAGAGTGTATGCCAGCGTGATGCGTAAAATTGCCGCGATATAACGCAAGCGCGCCGCCCCTATGGCATGGGCGGCGCGCTTACTTTGCGAATGAAAGGATGAAAGAGGGGCAACAAATGGAGATGTGAAAAACCAATGGTTGGAGGTTTGGAACACTTGTATTATATCATGCCCTGCAAGCCGCGTCAAATTTCCCACACTTTTTCCCACACCTGATAGTCACGATATGTCACATTTTGTACTTATGGCTGGAAATTATTTTTTGCAGATTGCAATAAAAAACCCGCCGAAATGCCCTAAAACACTAGGTTTTTTGGCTTTTTCGACGGGTTTTTTCTTGGCAGGGGATGAGGGATTCGAACCCCCGCAAACGGAGTCAGAGACAGGGGCTTCGCACGGGCAAAACCTGCATAAACACTAAGGATTTTGGAACTGGAAAATAAATTTCCCACGTCATTTCCCACACTCGCCTTCTGGATCGTCAGAACCAGCTTCCAGCAGGCCGATGTTTTTTCGGAGCGTCTCTTTTGAAGAATGCGTGTAGGTGTTTGCCGTGACCTGTATGCTGGAATGCCCCATCAGCGACTTTGCGACGTTTATCGGCACGTCGGCGGCTTCGAGGTCTGTGCAGAACGTGTGCCGGAGGCAGTACGGGACCAGGTCGTCTGCAAGCGTTGACTCGACGATCTGATTGCGGTAAACCTTTGCTCCGTTGGCAATATCCATCCACCGGAGCGTCCGCTTCCAGAGGCGATTGAACGACGCAGTTGTGTGCTGCCCGCCGTGCGCATTGTGGAAAACAAGGTTGTCGTCCGGCGACCGTTCCATCTTGCGCAGGATCGCGTCGAGCTTCGGCCGGATCGGGACGAAGCGAACGCCCGCGGCGGTTTTGGTCGCCTTTACGGTGCCTTTCGTCCCGCTCTCGATTGCTTTGTTGACGGAGATTTCTCCTTCATCAAGGTCAACGTCGTCCCACGTCAGAGCGCGCAGCTCGCCCGGCCGCATCCCTGTATAGTACATCGCTAGTAGGATTTCGCCGCATGGGATTTTGGGCGCGACCATCAAGAAAAGCGCACGCTCCCGATTTGTCAGCGACCTCCGCTTCCCCACTGTCGCGGACTTTGCGACCGTCAAGTCCTCCGACGGATCGAACGGGATCAAGTGCGTCCTGTACGCTTTGTGGAACATTTGCTTTAACACCATCCGCACTTTTAGCGCGGTGGACTTTGACATGCCGGCCGTCTCGTTCATGATGGCTTGTAAATGCATCTCGGTGACGCTTGCGATTTTCTTTCTGCCGATGGCGGGCTTGATATAGTTATTGTACTTCTCGTCGTACATTTTCAGGCTCTTCTCGGTGATTCCCTGCTCGTCCTTGTACAACGATTTCCAGCGGGTGTACCATTGGTCAACCGTGGCGTTTTTGCTCTCGGCGGCAGCGCCTTCCTCGAGCTTTTTCCGCATCTCGATCTTCTTCTCGATGGCCTCTTCCTCGGTTTTTCCATAGACCTCGTAGCGCCTGCCGTCAAAGGAAAACGTCTTTCGCACATACTGGTACTTTTTCTCCGCCATAGTAACGCCTCCAAAAGCAAACATTTGTTTTGATATGTCCGTTCTATTGGACATAATGACTGATAAAATAAGAAATGTTGTTTAAGCTATTGACAAAACAGTCAGAAAGTGGTAAACCGTAGATAAATAAAAGCGCTAACGAAAGGAGCGACCAGAGAACGTGAACGAACTTGATCTAAAGATGATTGCTTTATCAAAGGAGCTGACCCCGGATGAGCTGGCCGCGCTTTCGCGCTACATAGACACGTTGATTGCGCGGCGGGATGTGTGCTATAATGGAACAAAAGTTTGTGACGAGTGAAAGGAGATCATCATGACTCAGACGACGCCGCTTGCATTGGCCGCTGTGATTTTAGCCGCCGTCGGGACGACGCTTTCTGTCGTCTCCACGCTGCTCTGGATGCGGAAGGAGCGCCGCGAGCATCTTCGTGACCCCGCGAAAATGGTACGGGGCGCAGTTGCGGATGCGCTTGAATCCCACAAAGAGGACACGCCGGAATACCTGTGGGCATACCACGTAGTAGGGAGCCATTGCGGCCGGGACAAATCGGGCGTTTTCCGCTGCTTCTGCGGCAAGTGCGTTCCCGTCCGAATTGACCTGTCCGTCAACCCGCATCCGTCAGTGATAGATAGCCACGAGGGAAAGGACTGCCGCTGCAATGGCAGCGAGCGCGGAAACGGCTGTAATTGCGGGCGCGAATACGATCCTTTGAATGTTATGGTTGATGTTTTTCGCGAAGCTCTTCGCGAAGCCAGTTGTGATACTGAGTGAAAATAGAAATCGAAATCGTGGCGAAAATGGAGACGATTGTTTCAAACTGCTCGTGCGTAAATATATCGCTCCCGTCAAGCGCCGAAATTCGCCCGGACTGAGAAAGGTCATAAGAAAATTTGTCAAAGTCGAATTGATTTGAAAACTCAGAAAAGCTCGGGATTTCCATAGATTAACCTTCTTCCTGCTTTTTTGCCCTCAGCTGCACGATATACTCCCATGCCTGCAATTTCTCCTCGTCCGTGAGGGAGAACCATCTTGAATCCAATGGGCTGAACTGCTCGCCGACCTCGGCGGGCGGTTCTTTTTTTGCACCCGTTGGCGGCAGCTCCGGGAGAGCGTCGCCGTCGAGCGCTTCGAGCGTGATACCGAAGTGCTCTGCGATTTTTTTACGGTTCTTGGTATGCGGCATGCTTTCACCGGATGCCCAATTTAAAACGCTCTGATTATTTACATCAAGTATTTGCGCGAGGCGGTACGCTGAGTACCCCCGACGTTCCATGCAGTACGCTAAATTTTTGGCGAATCCCATAAAAACGCACCTCTATTTTCGTACATGATTATACCCTATTATCCATTGACCAATGCCCTAAAATAGAGTATTATAGTACGCGTAAACGGCAATAGCAAAGCCCACCACTTAGCGGCGAACCCCGCGATGTGGCGTTGTAGATACTCTATCTTGTAGCAATTTTAGACTACCACACGGGCAAACTGTTGTCAATATCCCACGCTGGAAAAATCCATTATAAAGGGGGTTGAGCAAATGAGTGTTGCCGAAAACCTCGCAAAATACCAGAAAAGCCGCGGGGTGACGAACTACCGAATCGCAAAAGAGATCGGCGTAACGCAGACGTCCATCAAGAACTGGAAGCAGAAGGGCGTAACACCGCACCCGCGACACGTTACCGCGCTGGCTGCGTATTTCGGCGTCACGGAGGCGGACATGAGAAAGTGAGGGGTGGGGCAATGGCACGCGCCAAGGAGATCGAGAAAGCCATCATCGCGCAGGAAGGAATCTTGCTGGACGGTGTCGCGCTGGCACGGGTGCTCGGATGCCGCCGGGAGACGGCCAGCAGATGGGCAAAAGCAAACGGCGTGGAACGGCTGGGAAGCCCGGCCAAGTATTTTTCGGGCGACGTTGCCCGAGCAATCGTGAATGGAGGGAAATGACATGTACAGCGAAAAGCTCGAAGCAATCCTCATGGAGTTCGCCGAGAAGTGGGCGAAGGAAGCGACAACCGCCGCAGAGGCGGAAGCTCTGGCGGCGGTTGCGATGGCGATTATTGAGAACCGGCGCGGTTAAGCGCGGTTCACGATCTCGGCGAGTCTGTTGTAGACTTCTTCGAAAAAGTCTGCGACCCATTTGCCGCCGTCCTTGTTTGGCGTAACGCTCGTGTTCGCCATTCTGGCGACAACGATTTCCTTGGCAGACTCAAAAGCCATTTTCTCAAGCGGGCTCATTTCGGCACCTCCTTCCAGATAGGATGCTGACCAGTAATTTTTGAAAGGGGGAATCGAACGTGAAAGTCGACCTCGACTGCCTTAAAGCAGGGATCAATGCGGCCGGTATCAAGCAGTGCTGGATCGCGGAACGTGCTGGGATAAGCGCGTGCTGCCTTAGTTATATGCTGAGCGGCAGACAGCGGCTGACCGCAGACGCGTTTATGACGATCTGCTCCCTTTGTGGGATTGCACCCTTTGATGTCGTAAAACAAAGCTGACCACGTCATCGCCTTTCGTTGTTTGCTGCTTCCAGTATAGTACGTTTTTGGTGGGAATCAAGGATTATACAAGAAAAATAATAGAATTACTGATATTTCATAGTTTTAACAGGAGGGAGCAGAAATGGAGAAAAAAAGAATCCCCTGCGCCGTTGTGACGCAGGGGAACGAAGAGGCGGAGCGCGAGTTGAGAGCGTCGCTCCGGGTCGCACGAAAGCAGCTGCAGATGGTGGAACGTCTGGTTTGGCTGCAATGGCTGGCACTTTTGGTGCTCGTGCCGACGTGCGTGGTCTTGCTGTCTAGGCTTTGACCACCTCTATTTTACCAGAGAATTGGAGGGTATGCAAGTGCTTGAGGATAAACAGGACGTCGCGCCGGTCGCGTACTGCGCAATGTGCGGCGAGGAGATTTACCCCGGCGAGATCGCACTTAAAGTCGACGAAGGACTCATGCACGACGAGCTGTCGTGCATCCAGTGGTACATAAACGAGCACTATCTCGTCACCAACGACGCGGCCGATATGCTGCTTGAGATCATAGGCATCTCCCGCGAGGTGGCGAGATGATCACCGCCGAGACACGGCGCGAGGGGCTGGAAAAGGTCGCCCCGGAGACGCAGACGCGGCGGCAGGTGATACTCGAGTACCTGAGATACTTCCCGGACGGCCTGACGGCCGAGGAGCTGACGGACTCGATGTACTGCGCGGGGCTGATCCCCGTGAGAGACAAAAACTATGTAAAGCCCAGACTCACGGAGCTGCGCAAGCTCGGGACGATCGAGCCGGTGGGCAAGCGTGTGAGCGAGACGACCGGCGTCAACACGGCGGTCTGGGCGATCAAGGAGGATAACGAATGAACATCTATGAAAAACTCGCTGGCGTGACGGCTGAGCTGTCCGCCGTGGCGAAGAACCTGAACGTCAACGTCGGCAAAGGGTCTTACAAGGCCGTCGGCGAGGCGGACGTGCTCGCGGCGGTGAAGCCGCTTGAACAGAAGTACGGGATCTACAGCTATCCCGTGAAGCGCGAGATCATCGACAAGGACGTCATCACGACGACGTCGGTTTACAACGGCAACACGAACGAGAAATCGCAGTTCTTTATGCGGTTGGAAACAGTCTACAGATTCGTCAACACCGAGAAGCCGGACGAGTTTGTCGACGTCACGACCTACGGAGACGGCATCGACAACGGCGACAAAGCCCCCGGCAAGGCCATGACGTACTCGGACAAATACGCGCTTTTGAAGGCGTACAAGATCATCACCGGCGACGATCCCGACCAGCAGGGCAGCGAGGAGCGAGGTTTCCGGAGCGAGGCTGCCAGACGCAAGGCCGTCGGCAAATGCACCGACTGCGGTCATGCGATCGCGGACGTCGGCAACTGGAAGGCCGAGCAGATCGCGGAATCGACCGAGAAAACCTACGGCGTCCGCCTGTGCTGGGCGTGCGCAGCCAAGCGCAAGAAGGCGGCAGCTCTCGAAGCCGACGCCGCGCCTGAGTCGTGAACGCCTCCGTGTTCCGGCCGTCCATCGCAAAGGACGAGGACGGCCGGACGTGCCTGAGATTCCCGGTCGTGGACGTTTTCGCGGCGCGGAAAATGGCGGCGAAGCTGAAGCCGGAAACGCGGTATATGCTGAGCATCGAGAAGGAGAAAAAGCCGCGCTCAAACGATCAGAACCGATTGATGTGGGAGCTGTGCCAGCGGATCGCCGAGGCCATCGACGCAAAGCGCAACGAGGTCTATCGAGAGATCATCCGAGATTACGGGGACTATGTTACGGTGCGCGTGAGCAGGGCGGACGCCGCGCTTGTCTCGAACGAGTGGCAGGCAAAGGGCATCGGCTGGATCACCGAGTGCGAGAGCGCGGACGGTGACGATCTGGTGCTGCGGCTGTACCAGGGGTCAAGCACCTACGACACCGCGCAGATGACGCGCGTCATCAACGCACTCATGGACGAGTGCAGGACGCTTGACATCGACGTGGACGACGGAAGGGTGGCGAGTTTGCTTGCGGAAAACTGACAGGGCGAAAGCGCTTGAAATTCCGACCGAGGTCAAGCGGGCGGTCGCAAGGAGAGACAGCTTTGGAGGCTGGCCGTGCTGCCTCTTCTGCGGCACCCCGGCTCCGTTTGAGATCGCGTGGAGCAACGCACACTTTGTTCCCCGCTCGCAGGGCGGGCTTGGCATCGAGCAGAACGTCCTGACGGCCTGCCCGGAATGCCATCGTAAGCTAGACCAGACGGACGAGCGGGAGGAAATGCTTGAGTTTGCGGAGAAATACCTGAGATCAAAATACAAAGGCTGGACGCGAAGAAAATGCGTCTGGAAAGGAAGAAAGTAACCATGCTTAATGTTATCACAATTTCCGGCCGGCTGACGGATCAGCCCGACCTTCGCAGAACCGGAAACGGCACGGCGGTCGCGTCGTTTACCCTTGCATGCGAGCGCGATTTTAAGAACAGCAGCGGCCAGCGGGAGACCGATTTCATCCCCGTCGTCGCGTGGCGGCAGACAGGGGAGTTTGTTGCAAACCACTTTGGCAAAGGCCAGCAAGCCATGGTCACAGGCCGCTTGCAGGTGAGAAAGTGGCAGGACAAGGACGGGAATAACCGGTATGCGACCGAGGTGGTCGCGGAGCACGTCTATTTCTGCGGCAGCAAGGGAGAGGGCAAGCCTGCGGCGTCGGCAGGCGGCTATGAGCTTCTGGAGGACGACGACGAGAAGCTGCCGTTCGACCTTTAACCCATGGGCGAGTGCTACGTAAAAGCGTATTACGACTGGGTCGACCAAACCGCCGCGCTTGACGACGCAGAAAAAGGGCGGCTCTTTATCGCGATCCTGACATACGCAAAAAACGGCGAAATCCAGGATTTGCCCGGCCGTGAGGCAGTGCTTTTCCCGGTTTTTAAGGCAGTCCTCGACCGCGATGCCGAAAAGCGAAGGACAAACTCAGAAAACGGTTCGCGTGGAGGCCGCGGGAATAAAGCAAACGAAAGCGACCAAAAGCAAAATAAAGCGAATGAAAGCGAACCAAAGGCTACTAAAGACATAAGACAAAAGACAGAAGACAAAAGACAGAAGACAGAAGACGGGGTTAAGACGCGCACGGAGCGCGCGACCCCACCCTCTCTTGAGAGCGTCATGGAGTACGCCGAGCAGAGGGGCAGCACTGTCGACCCAAAGCAGTTTTGGGAGTATTACAACACGGGCGGTTGGAAGGACGCAAAGGGCAACCCCGTCCGCAACTGGAAGCAGAAATTCCTGACTTGGGAAAAACACGAAACACCGAAAGGCGCAGCTCCGGCGAGAGCAAAGGCGAATCCGGCCATTGGTACGCCGGGAGACTACGAGCGGGAGGCAATCGCCCGCTTAAACAGGATGGTGGACAATGAGTGAAAGCAAGAAAATACGGGCAGGCGGCAAAAAGCCTGCCGCGGGGAGAACGCAGCCGGTGGAAATCCGGATCCCTTATCCCCGAAACAAGAGCCAGTTTTGCAAGAACTTTGGCCTCAACGCGTACTACGCCGGGATGCACTGGTCGAAGCGAAAAGACAACGCCGACCGGATGCACGACACGGTGACGGCGGTTTTGCTGAGAGACCACGTCAGCCGCCTGCCGTTTGCAAAACCAGTCAGGATCACGTTCTGGCACTGTGACAGGATGGACATCGACAACCACGCGGTCATCGAGAAGCTGATCGTGGACGCCCTGAAAGGCTGGCTTCTGGAAAACGACGACCGGCGATTTTATGTCGAGCGTGTGAGCAAATTCCACACGGACGAGTGCGTCCGGGTGAGGATCGAGGTGGCGTAGATGCCGAGAGCACTTGACCTAGCAGGGCAGAAATTCGGCAAGCTGACCGTCTTGGAGCGGCTGGGCAAGAACGACCGTGGGCACTACATCTGGCGCTGCCGCTGCGACTGCGGGAACTATGTGGATGCGGTAGGCTACGCCGTCAAAAATGGGTCGTGGCAAAGCTGTGGGAAGTGCGGCAAGCGGCCGGTCGAGCGGTCGGTCAACATCGCCGGTCAGGTCGTCGGGGACTACATGGCCATTGAGAGAATCGGGACGTATGGGACGAGCGCGAAGTGGCGATGTGTCTGCACAACGTGCGGGAGCGAGAAGGAGCAGGGCGCGTACCAGTTCCGGATCGGGAAGCGGGCGTCCTGCCCGGCCTGCACGGCCGGCATGAAGCGGGGAGAGGTCATCGCGCGGATGGCGAACCTCAAGCGCGAGCAGACATGCAAGCAGGAAGCTCCCGCACCGGAAAAACCCAAAAAGCGGCCGACGCTGGATGAAATCAACGCAGCGGCTCGGGCACATCACATGACGTACGGAAAGTACGTGGCGACCTACGGAGACTACATAGCACGGCACGGAGAGCTGCCGGAATTGGAGGAATAAAATGCGGATTATCAAACCGGGCGTCGAGATCATGACGCCGACGGACGGGATTTTACAGCACCTTGAGCGCTGCGGCCGCGTCTGCTACAAGTCCGAGGACAAAATCGCGGACGGGACGGCTGAAAAATTTGTCACAGGGATCATCAAGCGCGGGCACGAGGCGGTGCTTGAGCACGCGTCGATTACGGTCAAATTTACGTGCGACCGAGGGGTGTCGCACGAGATCGTACGACATCGTATGGCGAGCTACTGCCAAGAGAGCACCCGCTACTGCAACTACTCCAAGGATGGATTTGGCGGAGAGATTACAGTCATCCGCCCCCTTTATCTGGTGGAGGGCACCGAGGGCTGGCAGTACTGGAGAGAGGCCTGCTTGACCGCAGAGCGGCGCTACTTTGAGCTGCTTAACATTGGCTGCACACCGCAGGAAGCCCGAGCCGTCCTGCCGAACAGTCTAAAGACCGAGCTTGTGATGACGGCCAACATCCGCGAGTGGAGGCATTTTTTGAAGCTGCGCTGCGACAAGGCGGCGCATCCGCAGATGCGGGAGGTGGCCTTGATGCTTTTGGACAAGCTGCACGAGGCCGTGCCGGTGTGCTTTGACGACATAGCGGCAAACTACAAAAGGGAGGAACAAAAGTGAATCGTGAAATGTGCCTTGAAGAGGCTAAAAAGTGCGTTTGCACGGATCGGAATCAGCAGTACGGCGAGCCGGAGCAGAATTTTGCGGTGATCGCGCAGCTATGGCAGGCGTACTTACAGGCGATGCTAAAGAGCGACGAGGTCGAGATCCTGCCGAGCGACGTGGCGATGATGATGGTGCTGTTCAAGGCCGGCCGCATGGCGACGGCAGTCACCGAAATAGCAGATACATACGTGGACATCGCGGGCTACGCGGCGTGCGGGTGCGAGCTGACGACGGGGAACAGCGATGGATAAAGAGCAAACCGCGCTCGAGCGGCTTCGCGCGGCCGCGCAGATGAGCGAACAGTTTTATCACGCCCCGCTGATCGTCACGACCTCCGGCGGCAAGGACAGCTCCGTGTGCGTCGCACTGGCGCAGCGCGCAGGAATCAACTTTGAGGTGCAGCACAACCACACGACCGCCGACGCGCCGGAGACAGTGCGATTCGTGCGGGAAGAGTTCAAGCGACTTGAGGCGCTCGGGATCAAATGCACGATCAACTACCCTGCGTACAAAGGCAAGCCGACGTCCATGTGGGCGCTGATCCCTCAAAAGCTCATGCCGCCGACGCGGCTCGTCCGGTATTGCTGCGATGTGCTCAAGGAGCGGGGCGGGGCGAACCGCATGATTACGACAGGCGTCAGATGGGCGGAGAGCGCAAAACGGAAAAACAACCGAGGAATTTATGAGTCAAAAACAAGGAGCAGCAAGGTCATCCTTGCCAACGACAACGACGACCGGAGACAGCTTTTTGAACGCTGCATGCAAAAAAGAAGGAGCGTGTGCAATCCGATCATCGACTGGACAGACACGGACGTGTGGGACTACATCGAAGCTGAGAAAATCCCGATCAATCCCCTATACGGGTGCGGATTCAAGCGTGTCGGGTGCATCGGCTGCCCGTTGGCTGGGAAGCCAACAAGATATGCTGAATTTGCGAGGTACCCAAAATACCAAAAACTCTACATAGACGCTTTTGACCGCATGCTCGCCGAACGAGAGCGGCGCGGGAGGATGGACGGGTCGTGGAGGATTGGGACGACAGGCCGCGACATCTATCACTGGTGGATGGAGGACGGCGTGCTCCCCGGCCAGATGGAGATGGACGAGCTGATGGGGGAGGGCGCGCAATGAGCGGATGCCAATATGATTTATTCGACGAGATCATCGTCGACAATTTTGCTGGCGGCGGAGGGGCGTCAACAGGGATTGAGCTTGCGACAGGCCGCATCGTTGAGATTGCGATCAACCATGACCCGGACGCAATCCTGATGCATAAAACAAACCATCCGTATACCCAGCACTTACAGGCGTCCGTTTGGGACGTGAACCCCGAAGAAGTGTGCAAAGGACGAAAGGTTGGGCTTGCTTGGTTCTCTCCCGATTGTAAGCACTTCTCCAAAGCGAAGGGAGCAGCGCTTGTAGATCGGAACATCCGCGGGCTTGCTTGGATTGTTCTTCGGTGGGCCGGAACCGTGCGGCCACGCGTGATTTTCCTTGAAAACGTCGAGGAGTTCCAAACGTGGGGGCCAGTCAGAAAGGGCAAACCGGTGAAGAAACTTGCTGGAACAACATTTCGTAAGTTCGTCGGTCAGCTTCAGGATCTCGGATACGAGGTCGAATGGCGCGAACTGGTGGCGGCGGATTATGGAGCACCGACCAGCCGAAAACGGTTCGTTCTGATTGCCCGCTGTGATGGCAAACCTATCGTGTGGCCAGCGCCGACTCACGCTCCGCGAGACAGCGAAGCTGTGAGGAGTAGCCGGTTGAAACCGTGGCGCAGCGCGGCAGAAATCATCGACTGGAGACTTCCTTGCCCGTCGATATTTGACACCAAGGAGGAAATCAAAGAGCAGTACGGATTGAAGGCGGTTCGGCCTTTGGCGGACAACACCATGCGGCGCATCATCCGAGGCGTGGACAAATTTACCATCCGGAGCGGGAAACCGTTCATTGTCCCCACGGGATACGGGGAGCGCAAGGGGCAAGCACCCCGCGTACATGACATTAACGCGCCGGTTCCTACAGTGGTCAGCACTGGAAAAGAGAATTTGTGCAGACCGATTCTGGCTCCCGCACTGATCCAGTATCACACGGAACAGACGGAGCACGTCCGGGCATCCGGGTTGGGAGTTCCCATCAATACGGTGGACGCCTCCAACAGATACGGCTTGACCTGCGCAAATCTGGTGGAGTATTACACCGGCGGAAGGCCCTTGGGCGTGAAAGACCCCATGCACACCGTTACCAGCCACGACCGGGAGGCGGTGGTAGCCGCTCATGTGGTGAAATTCAAGGGCGACAATTTGGGGCACCGAATAAAAGAGCCGATGCAGACCGTGACCACAAGCGCTGGAGAGTTCGCTGTGTGTAAGGCATATTTGGCGAAGATGCGCAGCAACGACGATTTAGGACGCTGGCCTGAGATACGCGCACTCCTGAATAAACTCTGCGGCTACACGCTGGCAGAGGATGAGGTGCTGCTGCTGGAGATTGGCGGAACGCCGTACTACATTGTGGACATTGGGCTGCGGATGCTCTCGCCGAGAGAACTTTACAATGCGATGGGATTTCCGAGCGATTACAAAATCGACCGCGACTACACGGGGAAAGAGTATGGAAAAAGCAAGCAGGTGGCGCGCTGCGGGAATGCGGTATGCCCGCCGATGGCAGAGGCGGTCGTAAGAGCAAATCTCCCGGAGTGGTGCAACGAGAAGATCGAAACGATGGAAGAACTGGAAAGGAGAATTGCGATATGACACTTGACGAAATCACCACCACGCTGCGGGCTTTTGCCCGCAGCAGAAAGAGCGGGTGTAGAGCGTGCCCGGAGTACAACAGCTGCGGCAAGATCGGGTGCAGGATGGCGGGCGAGGCGGCGAATCTGATCGAGATGCAAGCGGAGAATGTAGCGACACTGAACGGAAGCTTTAACACCTTGCTTGACGAGAAGCTTCAAAATGTTGACGCGCCGGACGATGAAACGATCCTGCGAGCACTCTATAACCTCCATGACTGCGATGTGAATTGCCATGACAATCATGAGGATTGTAAAGGCGTTCCGTACTGCTCGATAGACTGGGTGGCGGACAACGGGCACAAAATCGCGGCGCGGTTTGCACAGCTGATGGAGGCGCAGCGCGCGGCGGGGAAAGTGGAAGCCGATGGATAAGCGCATTGCGCCCGGAATCATCGGCGGCAACAGCGCCGCGGGACGCCGGAAGTCGGATTTTTACCCTACCCGCGAAGAGGCGGAGAAGGCATTGGAGGCGATAAAGAATGGCTGAATATAAAATCTGCTTTAGCGTGGCTAGGGCGTTCGGAGCTCAAATCAGTTTTGAGGCAAACCCCGGCGTATCCTATGAGGACGCTGCGGCGTCTGTTGACAAGGAAAAACTGGTCTGGTTGATGTGCCTCGACACCTTGGGCTACTCCGCAAAGGACATTGAGGTTATCACTCCTGAACAGTACGAAGCGGAATTTGGAGGGGCTGACAATGGCTGAATACATTGACCGCGCAGAATACTGCGAAAAGTACTGCCGATGCAGTAATGAGTATTGCGACAAAGAAAGTTGCCCAATATGGAAAGCGCCCGCCGCCGACGTTGCGCCTGTGGTGCATGGGCGGTGGGTGAAGCACACGAGAATACACGGCTTTGTCTATTGCTCCGCCTGCAAAGACGTCTATCTGGACGAGGAATGGCTGAGAGACGGGAAGTGGGGGTACTGCCCCAACTGCGGGGCAAAGATGAACGAGGGAGGAACTTAAAATGTCGCGCTTAATCGATGCTGATTGGATATTCGCTCATCTTTGGACATATGACCCATCAGATGAGGAATGGAACGTAACTGGTGGAACGGCTTTACGGCTTATTCATAAAGCCGTTGACAATGCACCGACTGTGGATGCAGATTTAGTGGTTGAAGCGGAGTGGGTCATCGGTGATAAAATGCCAAGTTATCCACGCATTCCGTATCAGTCCAATCGGCATTATTGCTCCGCTTGCGAAATGCCAGCCGTTGCTTATGAACACGACAGGTATGATATTGAAGAGTTTTTAACGCCAAGATGCCCTGAGTGTGGTGCTTATATGCAGAATGGAGGATGACGATCTCTTCGGTGGCAACTAAAGACAGCGGCCAGCTCAAAAAGGGCTGGCCGCTATTTCGAAGCATTGCATTTTTGCCAAATTTGTTATTTAATTGTATCAGGATATGCGGGGCGCGCCGGAGACGGCGCGGGCGGGGACAGCTCCGCGGCTCCGCGCCAAGAAGCGACTCTGAAATCCTGCATAGAAGCATCTGGCTTCCCCGACGTATCAGACACCGGCGCATCCATTACGCGTGCAGGAGTCTCCAAGGCCGGGTGACGTGGGTCGGGGTGATAACAACACCCGCAGGTGCGTCCTAAAATCGGGGCGAGGCACGCCGTACAGCTGCGGCGGTGCCTGCCTCAAAAAACCAGCCCAGCGCCCGACAGCTGCGGGACGCTGGGCTGGTGACTAAGTTACAGATCATCCGCTTTCTCAATGCCGTAGCCGCAAAGCCGAAATTCCGTCCAGATCGATTCTGACGCTGGCTCGAGGTGAAAATACTTGATCTGGAGGTCAAGCGGCAGCGGGCTGTCAATGGGGAGAAGATCGGCTTGGGAGATCTCGCGCGCAGGGGAGCACGAGAAGCGGTATAGCTTGCCGTCGATGACGACGTAGTAAAAATAGTCGATTCGACTGGTGTTGATGTAGGCTGCGGAAACCTTCATGTTTTTATCCTCCTGATTTTACTCGGCGAGCGAGGCGTTGATAAGCGCCTCGACGTATGCGGACAGTGTCGTGCCGTCCTGCGCGACCTTGCGCTTGGCGCGCTCGATGGTCGACGCCGGGAGGTACAGGGTCAGCTTGGCGTTTGTGTCATCCTCGGCGATGGCGCCGAACTCGGCGATGTACTCGTCGCCGTCGAGGTTGTCCTCCGCCCACTTGCAGGCGTCGTCGTAGGACAGTGGGAAGATCTTAGTGCTGCCGGAGGACTCGTTGACGCCGGTGCAGACGGAATACTTTGAGCCGGGGCCGCCCTCGCCGAGCAGGAAATACTCTCCCGTCCGTTTGACGTACAGGGTCTCCGACCAGCCGGATATCCGGTCTCCCAAGCCGAAGTCGATGCAGCCGACCTTGCGCGCGGTGTCAGTGTCGTAGACTTTGCCGTTGATAACTTTTTTCATGATGATTGCTCCTTCCTGATTTTGCGCGGTGCAGGCCGCGCAGGCGTTCATTATTGCTTAGCATTAAACGCCTCACACATCTTACGATAGAGGTCGGCGTTGAAGTCATCGGTTGACTTGCGGATGTAGGTGCACAGATCGTACCATGTTGTATTCTGTGGCACGCCGCAAGTCTCGATCCACCACTTAGCGGACGGGATTTCGAGGACGAGCGCCTGTATTGATTCCTCGAAGCGCTTCCGATCTTCCGCAAACAGGAGCTCGGAACGGATTTTCTTAGCCCAGGCGACCTGTTTTTCGCTGCCGATCAGCTCCGGGAGGCCAGCGCTCGCCGCTTCGATGGCCTCTTCCTTTTCTTCCTGATAGCACTTCGGGCACGTATCGTAGTAAGTCGGAGCCCATGCTTCAAAATCGTCGGCGGCCTTCCGATTATACTTCTTGCGGCGGATTTCGAACTGCGCCCCGCATTTTTTGCAGGTGCAGATAGCGTTCGCGATTGCCATTTTTAGTCCTCCTTTTTGTTTTTGTTGCCCTTTGCTTTGTGACTACATTGTAACATCGACCTGACGTAAAGTCAATACAAAATGTGAGCTTACGGCAACATAAAAGCACCAAATTAACGGGTGCGGTTTTAGTTATTTCGACGAAAGGGCGTGATCGTATGAGCAGACCGAGATACTGGTGGTATCGTAATGTGTGCGCGGCCATCGGGCAGTACCCGGCGCTGCGGGATCGGATTGACGACCGTGGGCGGCAAAGCGTCACGGCGTCGGTAAGCGGGATGCCGCACGGCTCGGGCGTGGGCAGGCCGGTCGAGGGAGCTGCGCTGCGGGCGGTGTGCGCGCGGGAATATGATGATTACATTGCAGTCCAGCGCGCGATCGAAACGGCCAAGGGGTGGCCGGACGGGGATCTGGTGCTGGACATTGTAAGCTTGTGGCATTGGATGCGGGTCAAAAATTTTGACTACATCGCCGACAAACTGCACGTCGGGCAAGCGACGGCCAGACGGAAAAATGCGCGGTTTGTGTATGAGGTTGCACGCAATATGGGATATTACTGCGGATAAAAAAAGAGCGCCGGATTTCTCCGGCGCTTGAGATTTATGCAAGTAGATTTAAGATCAGGATTGCCGCAAAGCACACGATTGGGATTAGCCAAAGAGCGCGGCTCCATCTTTTTTCCCGCCCGACAAGCTCGGAGAGGAAAAGAGAAAGGAAACTGATGCCGCCAAGAACAGCAAGGTTAAAATTCAGGAAAGCGAAGACGGTCGCGGCAGCGCGCGCAAGCTCGATATTTACGTTAAGGATCGTGAAGATCGTGACAAAAATCGTGAGAATCGTAACGACGTTCCCGTAAATCCCCTTCTCCATGTCGCGAATGTCCTTTACTTTCCCTTGCAAAGACTGTATCTGCGAAAGATACATAGATTTGTAGTCGCCAAGGCCCTTAAAATCAAACTCATCTTTGAACGCCCCACTGTATGGCGCAGCAGGGGCGTCATGCAGCTGCTCAAAGAGAAGCATGGCGTACTTATCCCCGGCAGAAACGCGGAGCGAGTCGCTTGAAACATTCGTAACACGGAAGTAGATGCGCGTTTTATGGCCGGGCTGGTACACGGGAGCGTCAAGCGTAAACCCCATACGGATTCGGCTGTTCTTGAGAAAAACGCGGCCGACTGTTACCGCATCAAACTGCACGATCTCGCGGGATTCCACAAAGACGGATTCGCCGGGGGCGAGATCACAGCAATCTTCCCGCTTTCCGCCACGATAAAATGCGTTTGCGCGCAAGTCATACCCGATATTTGTTACGCACGACTCATCTCCGCCAAAAATTGCAGTTTTGCCGGGCGCGTCGGTATCTCCGTTCAGGAGGAACGTCTGCAACTCCTTATCGACAAGAATCATATCCAGCACCTCACCTTTATGCTCATTTTACAACGGGCAGAGAGGAAACGCAAGGTTTCGTTACTTTTATACTCTGCAAAATTGAGCTAACAGGGCCATGTCAAGAGTCTATAATAATACCATGATAATTGGGCGTCGCCGGGAGACCGACGGCGCTCTCATTTTATACGCAAGGGGGCGAGTGCATGGCACATCCGGGAGGTAGGCCGCGAAAGTATAAAAGCGTCGCGGCGATGGAGACGGTAATTGAGGAGTATTTCGAGAGCTGCAAGGGCGAGCCGCTGCGAGATGCAAATGGCTATCCGTGCTTTGACAAATACAGTAATCCCGTGCTCATCAATGCACACCCGCCGACTGTGACGGGGCTTGCGCTCGCGCTCGGCTTTACGGGCAGGCAGGCGCTGATTGACTATCAAGGCAGGCCAGAGTTTGCGGACACAATTACGCGCGCAAAGGCCAGATGCGAGGAGTACGCCGAGTCCCGCCTCTACGACAAAGACGGCGCTGGCGGCGCAAAATTCAGCTTGTCGTGCAATTTTGGCTGGCGCGAGTCGAGTGAGACTAAGCTCACAGTCGACAATGTACAGGTGGTCGTCGATGTCTAAGGTTTTGCTGTCGCAGATCATCGGCCCTGCCTTTTACAGCGTTGCGCGCGACGTCGTCCAGCACAATCACACCCACTACGATTTCAGCGGCGGGCGCGGCTCCTTGAAATCCTCCACAGTGTCTATCCTTGTGCCGCTGCTGCTGATGCAAAAGGATAACCGCAACTGCCATGCTTTGGTGCTGCGCAAGGTCGCAAACACCATTCGCGACAGCGTGTATGCGCAGTACATCTGGGCAATCGGCGAGCTGGGCGTGGCGGCGTACTGGGAGGCGAAGGTCTCCCCGATGGAGCTGATTTATAAGCCTACCGGACAGAAAATCATGTTCCGTGGCGCCGACGACCCGATGAAGATCAAGTCGATCAAGGTTCCGTTTGGCTATATCGCCATCACGCATTTTGAGGAAAAGGACCAGTTTGCGGGTCGTGCGGAAATCCGAACGATTTTACAGTCCACCATGCGTGGTGGCTCGATGTTTTGGAATTTTGAAAGCTACAACCCGCCGATCTCGCGTGACAACTGGGCAAACAAAGACAGCTTGGAGGAGCGCGCAGATCGGCTGTGCCACAGCTCGACATACCTCGAAGCACCGCGTGAGTGGCTGGGCGAGCAGTTTATCGCAGAGGCCGAGCACCTTAAAGCGACGGACGAAAGAGCGTATCAGCACGAGTACCTCGGCATTCCGGTCGGCACGGGCGGAAACGTCTTTGAGAATTTGGAGCTGCGCGAGATCACGGACGAGGAGATCGGGAGCTTCGACCAGATATACCAAGGTGTTGACTGGGGATGGTATCCAGATCCATTTGCGTTTATCCGGCTACACTACGACCGGGCGCGTGAGACGATCTACTTTATCGACGAGATTTATAAAAACAAGCTGACAAACGAGGAGAGCGGCGGAATTATCAAGCAGCGCGGATATGGCGACGCGTACATCGCGTGTGACAGCGCCGAGCCTAAGAGCGCTGCGGATTATCGGGCGCTTGGGCTTCCGGCAAAGGAGGCTATCAAAGGCCCCGGCTCCGTGGACTATGGTATGAAGTGGCTACAACGGCGCAAGATCGTGATCGACCGCCGCCGGACGCCAAACGCATACGAAGAGTTTGTAAACTACGAGTACGAGCGCGACCGGGACGGCGAGATCATCAGCGGATACCCGGACGCTGACAATCACCTGATAGACGCGACACGCTACGCTTTGGAGCGCATTTCGCGTCGGATGGGAGTTATCGCATGAGCAATGCTATTGTACAAAAGCTAACAGAATTAGGATATACCACGATTCCGGAGGCGTTTTACAGCAAGGTCGCCGAGTGGAAAAGCTGGTATCAGGGCAACGTCAAAGGATTCCACTCTTACCGTGTCCGCAACGGCGAGAGCGTCGTCAAGTGCAAGCGCTATTCCCTCGGCATGGGAAAGAAGCTGTGCGAGGATTGGGCGAACCTCCTGATGAATGAAAAGGTGCAGATCACGCTGGAAGGCCAGCGCGAGCAGGAATTTGTCGACCGCATCCTGACGGAGAACAACTTTACCGTCCGCGCGAACGAGATGCAGGAAATGAAATCTGCCCTCGGCACGGTCGCTTACATTCCCCGCGTCATCGGGCAGGAGGTCAGCGAGAGCGGCGAGATCGTACCCGGAAACGCGTCGGGGATCGCAATCGACTACGTCACGATCGAGAACATCTATCCGCTGGCGTGGAGCAACGGCTATATCAGCGAGTGCGCGTTTTCGTCCGTCGTGACGCGCGGCGGGAAGGACTACGCTTATCTTCAGATCCACAAAAAGGGCGCGGACGGGCTGTACATCATCGAGAACCGAATCTATCGGTATGACAACGAGCTTTTATCGGACGAGCAGCTCACAAACGTCGCGGGCTTTGAGCGCATCCCGCCGGTCGTCCACACCGGCAGCGACAGACGGCAGTTTGTCATCGACCGGCCGAATATCGCAAACAATTACAACTACCTTCTGCCGACGGGTATCTCTGTGTACGCAAATGCCATCGACGTGATGCAGGGCGTGGACATCGCCTATGACAGCTATGTAAACGAGTTTGTCCTTGGCAAAAAGCGCATCATGGTCAAGCCCTCCGCAAGCAAATACCTCGACGGAGAGCCGGTTTTTGACCCCTCAGACGTCGTGTTCTACGTCCTGCCGGAGGACGTCAGCGACAGCGCGGTGATTACGCCCATCGACATGGCGCTGCGCACGGCCGAGCACAACACGGGCATTCAGGATCAGCTCAATATCCTGTCCAGCAAGTGCGGCTTCGGCGAGACGTATTACCGCTTTGACGGCGGCAGCGTTGCGACGGCCACGCAGGTCATTTCTGAAAACTCTACGCTCTTTAGGACGATCAAAAAGCACGAAATCATCCTCGAGCAAGTGCTCGACGAGCTTTGCCGGGTTATCCTTCGGCTTGGCAATGCCGCGATGGGGCTCGGCCTCGACGAGAATGTTGAAATCTCCATCGACTTTGACGACTCGATCATCGAGGACGACACCACAAACTTCTCCCGCGATATGCAGATGCTGTCTGCGGGAATCATGAACGACTGGGAATTTCGCGCAAAGTGGATGAACGAGGACGAGGAGACAGCCAAGGCCGCGCTTCCGAAGGCCGAGGACATGACGGACGAAGAACAGCAGGAGGTGGAGTAATGGGCGGCAGAGGCGGAGCCGGTATGGGCAGCGCACACGGCGGCGCAGGTTTTAAGATCCCGACGCTGACGGGCAGCGAAAAACAAGTATCATGGGCAACTGACATCTTGAAAAACCCATATGACACGATGGTTGCAAATGCGAAAATGCTCGAAAAGCAAGCAATCGACCTTGATAAAACGAAAAAAGGGTACGGCGATGAGTTCAGGGAGCAAGCATCCGCATTCAAAGCGGCGCAACAGAGATATACTGCCGAAATTGCAAACTTGGTAAAAATGTTCCCCAACGGCATGAAAGCAAGCGAGATTATCGACAAGAAAAGCGGTATCAAATCTATCGCGAATACTATCCTTGCGGATGAGTACAAAAAGAGGCCGAGGCTAAAATCATTCATTCCCCTTAAATTCTGAAGGCCATGTTAAATTTTGAAAATTTAGATAAGCTGCACCTGCTTGGCGTTGGCAAGTACGGCATCCCACAGATCGAGCCGGTCAAGGTTTATCCGCATGGGGAATTTATTCCTGTGAATTACCATTACGCGGAGAAAGACCCATCAAGCAAGATCGTCCACTTTTTTGTAGACGATTATCAATTCATTCGGTACTGGAACACGCCGGACAAATACATTACGAAACTGTCGCAGTTTGCGGCGGTGTGCGCGCCGGACTTTTCCACATACACGGATATGCCACTGGCGATGCAGATATATAACCATTACCGCAAGCAATGGCTGGCGGCGTACTGGCAGCTCCACGGGATAATGGTTTACCCGACAATCTCGTGGAGCGATGAATCAAGCTACGACTGGTGCTTTGACGGGGAACCGGTTGGTGGAATCGTCGCCGTGTCTTCGGTCGGAACGCAGCAAAACAAGGAAAGCAAGCGGCTTTTTTTGCGCGGCTACGAAGAAATGATAAAGCGGCTGTCGCCGGAATGGGTGATCTTTTACGGAAAAGTGCCGGAGGAATGCGACTGGAATGTAATTCAAGTAAAGCCGCACTATGACGATATTGTGAAACGGAGGAAAGTCAATGAAATATCCGTTTCAACCGAAACTGCTTGACTCGCTCCCCGAAGAACTCGCTGAGCTTTTTCGCAGCCTTGAGCTGACGCTTTTGTCCGGTATCTGCTCGCGCCTTGATCTGGCAGACCAGCTTAACGAGGTAACCGTGCAGCATATCCGCGCATTACGCGCACAGGGCATTGACCTTGACGAGATAAAAAAGGCCATCCAGCAGGAAACCGGCATCGGCGAGAAAAAGCTCGACGAGCTGATTTCGGACGTTGTAGCGCGAAATCAAGCGTACTACACAGACCTGATTGATTTCGCAGGACTCACGCAGCCGGAATTTCTCGTCGGCGAGGCGGAGATCGACGCGATCCGTCGCCAGACCTTGGGAGAATATCGCAACCTCACGCGATCCATGGCATTTGTGGTGGACGGCGGGCGCACGACGCTCGCCCCGGCAAAAGCGTATCAATGGGCGCTGGACAACGCCGTGCTGCAAATCGAGAGCGGAACGACGGGGTATAATCAAGCGATTCCTTCCGCTGTCCGGCAGCTCGCCGACAGCGGGCTGCGCGTCGTATCATACGAGAGCGGCAGGACGGAGCAGATCGACGTTGCTGTACGCAGGGCGGTTATGACCGGGACGGCGCAGCTGTGCGATAAATTTACGCAGCAGTCGGCCGAATATCTCGGCACGCACTATTTCGAGGTGTCGGCACATTCCGGCGCACGCGACAAGCCGGGGCCGTCTCCGTGGTCGTCTCACAAGGACTGGCAGGGGAGAGTGTACAGCGAGCGCGCTGTGGACATTTACCCGAGCATTTACGCGGTATGCGGCCTCGGCGAGGTCGACGGGCTAGAGGGCGTCAACTGTAGACACAGGCGCTTCCCGTTTATACCCGGCGTCTCCGAGCGCACCTACACCGACGAGGAGCTATCCCACATCGACGACGGCCACGACGTGACGTATGACGGCAAGCACTACACCGCATACGAGGCTACGCAGATGCAGCGCCGGATGGAAAACAGCATCCGCAAGCAAAAGCGCCGCGCAATCGCGTTTGAGAAGGCCGGTCTCAAGGACGATGCACAGGCCGCGAGCATCAAGGCTCGACGGCTGACGCAGAAATACAAAGACTTTAGCAAAGCCGCAAAGCTGCCAGAGCAGCGTGCGCGGATGGAAGTTTACAAAAAGGGCTGACCGCTTCGGCGGTTAGCCCTTTTGCTATATCGCCGAGAGGCGTTAAACCGCAGGGCGACGGCCCTGACAAAAAACGGAGGTAAAAAAATGAGCGAACCTATCAGCAACCCGAACCCGGCCCCCGTGCCGGAGCCGTCCCCTGCGAAGACCTTCACGCAGGAGGAAGTGGATGCCATGATCGGCAAGCGCCTTGCAAAGGCGATGAAGGGAATGCCCAGCGAAGAAGAGCTGACCGCGTACAGAACGTGGAAAGACGGCCAGCAGACCGAGCAGGAGCGGCAGGCTAAGCGAGACAAAGAACTCTCGGATAGTAAAACCGCACTGACGGCCGCGCAGGCAGAGCTTGAACAGCTTAAACGCGACAAGTATGTGCTGTCCAAGGGCTTGACTGGCGAGGACGCAGAGTTTATCGCGTACAAAGCCGCAAAGTTGGTAGACGACAAGACCACCTTTGAGACTGCCGTCGACCAGCTCACAGCAAGCCGGAAAAAGGTTACGTTTGACTGGGCAGCTCCTGCCGGAGACGGCGGGAAAGCTGAAACCGTCAATGCTGCGATGAACAGCATCATCCGCGGCGCACTCAAATAAGAAAGGAAGTTATTAAATGGCTACTATTGACCGCAACGCACTCTCCGGGCTTATCCCGGAACCCGTAACCCGCGAAATCATGCAGGGCGCTATCGCCGAGTCGGCTGTCCTCCGTATGGGCCGTCGTCTGGCGAATATGTCGTCCAAAACGCAGACGATCAACGTCCTTGACGCCCTGCCGTCTGCGTACTTTGTCAACGGCGAAGCAACCGACTCCGGCGCTGGCGATGCTTGGAAGCAGACCACGAAGATGGCGTGGGACAAAAAGAAAATCTACGCCGAGGAAATCGCCGTCATCGTCCCCATCCCGGAGGCCGCGCTTGACGACGCGGACTATGACATTTGGGGCGAAGTCCGACCGCGCCTGAACGAGGCTTTCGGCAAGGTCATCGACGCCGCGATTCTCTTCGGCACCAACAAGCCGAGCACGTGGCGCGACGGCGTCGTTCCGTCTGCGATTGCGGCGGGCAACGGGGTCCCGACCACTTCCGACGTCTACACTGACATTATGGGCGAAGGTGGCTTGATCTCCAAGGTTGAGCTTGACGGCTTTAACCCGAACGGCGTTATGTCTGCGATCCAGATGCGCGGCAAGCTCCGCGGCCTGAAGGATACGACCGGTCAGCCGATTTTTAAGTCCGATATGCAGGGCGCGACCCGCTACGGCCTTGACGGCATGGATATGTATTTCCCGATGAACGGCGCGTTTGACCCGACGCAGGCGCAGATGATCGTCGGCGACTGGTCGCAGCTTGTCTATGCCATCCGGCAGGACATGACGTTCAAAATCTTCACCGAGGGCGTCATCCAGGACCCCAGCACCAAGGCAATCACCTACAACCTCATGCAGAACGACATGGTCGCCCTTCGTGCGGTCATGCGCCTCGGCTGGGAGATCGCGAACCCGATCAACGCTTACAACGCCGACATCGAGAACCCGTTCCCGTTCTCCGTTTACGGCAAGGGCGGCACGGTCTCGACCGTCACCGTCAAGCCGGCGACCGCGACCGTTGCAAAGGGCGCGAAGCAGACGTTCTCGGCCTCCGTCGCTGGTACGGGCATCGTCTCTGATGCGGTGACGTGGACGCAGAGCGGCGCGAAGTCGAGCATTTCCGAGGACGGCGTTCTGACCGTCGCGTCCAACGAGACCGGCTCGTCTATCACTGTCACGGCGACCTCGAAGCAGGATAGCTCCAAGACCGGCACTGCGACTGTCACGGTCGGCGCGTAACGGGCGGGGGCTGACCCGATGGTATATGTAACATACGACTACTACGTCGGGACATATTACGGGCAGACGCCGGAGGCCGACTTTGACCGTCTGGCCGTCCGGGCCAGCTCCTACCTTGACTACATCACCCTTGGCAAAGCGGCGAAAAACGCCGACCTCGACGCCGTGAAAATGGCGTGCTGCGCTCTGATCGACGCCTATTCCGGCGTCGAGAAGGCGCAGGAGGCGGCGTCGAAAAGCCTTGACGCGATGCAAGGTTCCGAGCTGCAAAGCCAGACGGTGGGGAGCTGGTCAAGGACATACAGGAGCGGCGCGGAAACTGCCTCCGGCGCGCTCTCGACGGCGGCTGAGATCGAAAAAGGGATGTATCTGGTTGCAAGCCGGTATCTCCTGACGACTGGATTGCTTTACCGCGGGAGGGGGTGCACGTGTGGAGACGATGTTTCCCCATGTTGTGACCGTTTATAACACCGAGACGGCGGAAAGCGCAGACACCGGTTTTGAACCGGTGCTGCGCAATTATATTACCGTCCTGCATGGCGTGTACCTCGACGCAGCAAAAGGCTCCAACGTCACAAAAAGCGGCTTGGAGGGCGCGGACGCGGTAAACCTGTATATCCCTATGGACGTACAGGCAACGGACGGCGTCACCGGAGCGGCGAAAAAGTACGTCGGCCCCGTCGAGTTCTGGCGCGCTGATGACAAAAGCGGCCTCTGGACGCTGACGGCAAACCGCAGCACCTTTTTCGTAAAGGGCGAGGCGGTGCATCCGGACTGGACGGCTCAGAAGATCGAGGCGTACTACGACGGCGTGTATGACGTGTCCAAGGTCGACGAGAAAGACGTCGGCGGCGACATGGCGCACTGGGAAGTCGGTGGCGTGTGATGCTGACCTTTACGATCAAATTCGACCCTGCGCCCATTGTCGCAGCGCTTAAGACAAACAAGGAAAAGGCAGAGCACGCCGTCGCTGTGCAGGCGCATAAGGACACGGAACCATACACACCGGCGCTGACCGGAAGCATGAGCCAGCGGACGCGCGTTATCGGGAATCAGATCGTCTATCCCGGCCCGTATGCACGGTATTTGTACTACGGCAAGCTGATGGTCGATCCGAACACCGGCAGCGCATACGCTCCGAAAGGGCAGCACAAGGTGCTGACGGACAAAAACCTCGTTTTTAACACGTCGATGCACGGGCAGGCGCAATCGCACTGGTTTGAGGCGTCCAAGGCCGAGAACCTTGAAAAATGGGTCAGAGTGGCCGAAAAGGTGATGACGGATGGAAAGTAACAAACCGAAACAGCTTGTGACCGCCGCGGAGGTCGACGACATTTCCCGGAAGATTCTGACGTGGGCGAACGGCTTCCCCGACAAGCCCGTCTCCGTCATCCGGTATGAGTTCCTTGAAGTCGACTCGGCTACGGGCGACGAAACAGGGATGGCGATCTCGACGATCCAAGGGACGTACATCACAAAGCGTTATATTCTCGGCGGCCATCAGGCCGAATATCAATTCAAGCTCATTTACCGGCTTAAACCGGCAAAAAGCAACGACAAACGGCTCAAGGCCGATGCGCTGCTCAACCGCTTTGGCGACTGGGCGCGCGAGAACGCCCCGAACCTCGGCGACGGGGTGCGGGCGATCAAGGTTGAGCCGGTAACGCAATCGTCCAAGTTTTCCGCCTATGAGGACGGCTACGAGGACTACCAAATCTTATTAAAACTGACATATGAGGTGATATAAACATGGCTGATCTTACCTTTAACACGACCGCAGGACAGACCGTAGCGCGCGAGCTGCTTGTCGCGTACCTTAACACGAGCACGTCTTCGGAGCCTGTGTGGTCGCCGATCGGCAAGCGCGTCGAGGACTCGAGCGAAGAGCTTGACTGGGGCGAAGAGTCCAAGCAGGACATCTTCGGGAACACCTATACCACGCTCAAAAAGCCGACTATCACGCAGACCTTTGATCCCTGCGAGCTTGATTCTGACGATAAGGCGCAGGAAAAAATCTGGAATCTCGCCATCAAAGACCAGAACGCGCAGGCGCTGGCAAACCTCGATATGCTGATCGTCCACCTTTACGCAGGCACGGAAAACACGGCTGTTTTTGCCGAGCGGTATTCGGCATGCTCTGTCAAGCCGTCCGGCCTTGGCGGCGAGGGTGGCGGCAATATCGGCATGCCGATTGACGTCACATACGGCGGCACTCGCGTCACTGGTACGGCGTCCGTTTCCGGCGGCACCGTGACGTTTACGGCAGGCTAAAAAAGGGCGGCATAGCCGCCCTGATTTTTTTGGAGGGAACCGCATGAAAGACCTTAATTTTGACACTGGCGTAGTCACGTATAACCTTAACGGTGCGTGCGAGGTCAGTTTTAACCCTACCGACAGCACGTTTGTGGAACGGCTTTTTACCGCTTTTGACACGCTCGACAAAAAGCAGGAGGACTACAAAGCCGAGGCCGAGAAGAACAAGGGCACGCGCGAGATCTTCACGACGGCTCGCAAACTCGACTCGGAGATGAGAGACATCATCAATGAGACGTTTGAGCAGGACGTTTGCACGCCGCTTTTTGGAGAAATGAATGTCTACGCGCTCGCGGACGGGCTCCCGGTGTGGGCGAACCTTATGCTTGCGGTAATGGACGAGACAGACAGCGCGTTTGCGCGAGAGCAGAAAGCGCAGTCTCCGAGAATCCGTAAGTATTCCGCCAAGTATCACAAATGACATACGAGCTGCCGACGAGCGTGACAGTCAACGGGCGGGAATATGCGATTCGCTCCGATTATCGAGTCGTGCTTGATATTATTTCCGCGCTTTCAGACCCTGAGCTTGACAACGAAAACAAGGCGCTGGAAACGCTTGAGTGCTTTTACCCTGATTTTTTGGATATGCCAGCCGAAGATTACACCGAGGCTTTGAAGCAGTGCACCTCGTTTATCAACGGCGGCGAGACGGAGGAAAACGCAAAGCGGCAGCCCAAACTGATGGACTGGCAGCAGGATTTCCCGCTCATCGTCGCGCCGGTGAACCGCATTCTCGGGGAAGAGATTCGCGCGATGAAATATCTTCATTGGTATACCTTCCTCGCGGCGTATCAGGAAATTGGAGACTGCACATTTGCGCAGGTGGTCGGTATCCGGAGGAAGAAGCTGAAAGGGAAGAAGCTGGACGCTGCCGAGCGTGAATTTTACCAGCAGAACCGGAAACTCGTCGATTTTAAGCGGACGTATACGGCGGCGGAAAACGAAGCTGTCGGCAAGTGGGTGTAAAAAAGCCGCCCCAGATCGGGGCGGCGAGGCTTATTCGGCGGAAAGGCTGCATTCGGAAAGCTGCACGTAAAATACCGATTTCCCGGTGCATCGACCGTAAATTGTAACGGTGTCACCGTCAGACAGTGCGGCGATCTGCTCTGTGTCGTTTCTGTTTTTGGGGAAAAAGCACTGGATCGGATAAAGGCCGAAATCGCTTCCGCTTTCAAGTGAAACGCACGGAGCGTCCGTTATGGCATCTTTCCCGATGTTTGTTACAACGCCGGTGACGGCGACGAGCTTACTTTTATAAAGGTTGTCGGCGTTTACCTCGTTTTTGACGTATGCGTCCCAAAGACCGGTTGCGTCAACTGTAACATACTCCGGCGTTTGCTTATCTGCTGAACTTGTGCCGCTGCCTTGCGAAGCTCCCCCACTTGAACCGGAGCCGCCACTAAAAGCGACGACTGCGATAAGGATCACCGTTATAACGACGATCACCGAGCAGATGGCGGCTGCAGTGTGGTGAGACTTATTCGGGTGCTTCGCGCCACAGTTTGGACACTTTTTTGCATCCTTGGCGACATACTCGCCGCAAGTGCGGCATTCGACCAGGTTACGCCCGGCTTTTAGCGGAGCGCCGCAGTTTGGGCACGTCTGAACGATTTTATCAAGCTCAGCGCCGCATGATTCACATCTAATGGTTTTCATTTTCTTCCCCTCCAATACGTTGGTGTATATCTCATCATACACCAACATTCGCATACTTGCAACGGGTAGGTGATTACATGGCAGGATTCGACGGGTCGGTCGTCATCCAGATCGACGCCGATGACAAAGATGCAGAGCAGAAACTCAACGAGCTAAAAGCCGAGGCGCAAAAGCTTAACGACGCGCTGAGCAAGAAAAAGAGCAGAAAAACCGCGCTCTCGCAGGAGCTTTCAGAAATCGGATGGCAGCTTGACGATGCAAAAGCAAAGCTTGAAGAGCTTAATTCGGCCGGAGCGGATAGCGGCGCTCTTTATAAGCAGAGTCAAGAGGTCTCACAGCTTCAAGCGCAATTTGACGCTGCGGCGAAAGAGTCCGAACGGCTTGAAATCTCAATTTCGCGCGGAGAGCGTTCCCTTGCCGCAACCGAGCAAAGCGCGGGAGAGTACGCGGCGCGGCTTGCTGGCGCGCGGTCGGAAGCCGATGGAACCAGCGGCAGTGTTGCTGACGCGGCGGCAGAGACAGAAAGGCTATCTGACGCAGGGAGAGAAGCGGAAAAGCGTTTTAACAAACTTGCAAAGCGGATTTCCGGACTGGCAAAGCGCGTTTTTGTTTTTACGCTCATCACAAAAGCGCTGCGGAACGTCCGCGAATACGTCTGGCAAGCAATCCAGACAAATGACGAGGCGATGCAATCCATCGCAAAGCTAAAAGGCGCGCTTCGGACGCTGGCGCAACCGCTTGTGCAGGTCGTGATACCCGCGTTTACCACGCTGGTAAACGTCATAACTCAGGTAATTAACGCAATTACACAGCTCGTCGCAAAGATCCTTGGCTCGTCCGTCGGCGCGTATGCCGAGTCGGCAAAAAACCTATATGACGAGCAGCAAGCGCTTTCCGGCGTCGGCAGTGCGGCGAAAAAATCCGGAAAATATCTCGCGGCCTTCGACGAGATCAACCAGATCGGAGACAAGGATTCTGGGGGCGGTGGCGGCGCATCAGGAACAAAGCCGGACTTTACGGGTATGATCTCTGACCAGCTTGGGGCAATCGTCGGGCTTTTTGTCGGCGCAGGACTCGTTGCGCTCGGCGCGATCCTTGCATTTTCCGGTGCAAATATCCCGCTCGGCATTGGGATGATGGCAATCGGCGCTATTACGATGTGGAGCGTGATAAGCGAAAACTGGGACAAACTGCAAGCGCTTTTGCAAGGGAAAATCGGAACTATCATGATGATCCTCGGCGGGTCGCTTCTGGCGCTCGGTGCGATCCTTGCATTTTCCGGCGTCAACATCCCGCTTGGCCTTGGCCTTATGATCGGCGGGGCAGCATTCCTTGCCGCCCCGGTTGCGGCGCGGTGGGAAGCAATCACAAACGCACTCGGCGGGACGCTTAATGCGATTGTCACGATCGTCAGTGCAGCGGCGATTGCGGTCGGTGCAATCATGCTTATCTCCGGTGCCAACATCCCGCTTGGCCTCGGACTTTTGGCTGCCGGCCTCGCCGGTATGGCGGCAATCGCTCCGAAGTGGAGCACGATGCTCTCGAAACTAAAAGGGCCGATTTCTCAAATCGTCGCGTTGATAAGCGGAGCTCTTCTCGTAACCGGAGCGGTGTTGCTTTTTACAGGCGCAAACATCCCGCTTGGCCTTGGGCTTTTGGCTGCTGGCGCATTTGGGCTTGGGGCAAGCATCGCGGCAAACTGGCAGACTGTTGTCGGCCTTTTACGCGGGCCAATCGGAGCTGTCGCCGCGGTTGTTGGCGCTTCGCTTCTCGTCCTTGGCGCAATCTTAACCTTTTCCGGCGCAAATGTTCCACTTGGTCTTGGCCTTATGGCTGCCGGTGGCGTAAGTTTGGCGGCTGCGATTGCGCCGAACTGGAACCTCATCCTTGATAAGATTCGCGGCGCGTGGACGTCGATCAAAGCTTTTTGGAATGCCCATATTGCCAAGGTGTTTACCGCGGACTTTTGGAAAGAAAAAGCAAAGGACATGCTTAACGGCTTTATTGGCGCGCTCGAAAGCGGAATCAACTTTATCCTGAGAGGCGTTGCAAGCCTTGTAAACAGCGTGACTGGGCTGCTTAATTACATCCCAGGCGTCAATATCCCAACGGCGGATTGGGGCAACGTCACGCTTCCCCGCCTTGCCCAGGGTGCCGTTATCCCGCCGAACCGCGAATTTCTCGCCGTGCTTGGCGACCAAAAGAGCGGGACGAACATCGAGACGCCGCTCTCCACGATGGTGCAGGCGTTTAAGCAGGCACTTTCCGAGCGCGGGTACGGGAATCAGACCGAAGCGCAGCTCGTCCTTGACGGGCAGGTGCTCGGCCGCATCGTGTACAAGCTCAACAAAGCCGAAACGAGCCGCATCGGCGTGAATCTGGTGGAGGGGTGACGGATGAACTATTGCAAAATCAACGGGCAGTCGTTCGACGTCACCGTCGCCATCTCGGACATCGAGGAAACCTTCAACGTCCTTGACGGCTCCAACGCCGGGCGCGTCATGTCCGGCCGGATGATCCGCGACGTGATCGGAACTTACATCGGCCATAAGATCACGTTTTTCAACGGGAAGAGCAACGCAGACTTTGATGCGCTGTGGGACTACCTTATCTCGCACAGCGTCGACGACTACGTCAACCTCGAAGCTGCGGACGGGCAAACGTCGCTGTCGTATCAGGCATATTACACAAGCGGCACGCGCTCGCTCCGCAGCGCGGCGGACGGCACAAACGTGTGGGACGAGATCGAGATCAATTTCGTCCCAATGGACGCGCAGGTGAAGCCATGAGCACGTCAAAAATCGTCTACAAGGATATTGCGCCGGGATCCGCGGACAACGCGACCGTCGCCACCAGCTCGGAAAATGGGTTTTCCTCCCCCACTGAGCTGGTAAGCGACGGCACCACGGCGGCGCTTGCGACGCTGGAACTAAACCAATGGGCTTTGGACGGCTCTCGTGATGTTCACAACGGCCAGACGGTTTCCTTCTGGTCGTCGGCCATGTCCGGCGCAGACTGCGCGTTTGAAAACGCGCCCGTTATCACGATCACTTTTTCGCAGGCGTATTCCTCCGTCGGCGTGACGCTTATGTCCGATTTCCCCGGCAGGCCGTCGCTCGTGAATGTCGCGTGGTATCAGGGAACAACGCTCAAGACAAGCAAAGATTTTGCCGTGACGTCCGACATTCAGTTCTGCGAGCAGACGGTCGTCGCCTTTGACAAAATCGTCCTGACGATCAAAAAAACGTGGCTGCCGCGGCGGTATGCGAGACTAACTGGCATTGTGTTCGGCGTCATCCGCGAGTTTGGAATGGCGGAGCTGCGCAACGTGCAGATCGTGCAGGAGATGCACACTGTAGCCGTCGAACTTCCGACCTCCACCATGACGTGGACGCTGGACAACCGGGCGAACGTCGCTTATCTGTTTCAGGAGAAGCAGCCGGTCGAGGCGTGGACGGACAACCATCTCATTGGTGTTTACTACATCAACCAGTCTGCGAGATCGTCGACAAGCGTTTACAAAATCGACTGCAAGGACTCGCTTGGCGTTTTGGACGATGCAGCTTTTTCAGGTGGATTTTACGCGGACAAATCCGCAAAGGCACTGTTCGCGGAAATCGTCGGAAACGACTTTGAAATTGACTTCGGGACCGTCACGGACGTGAATCTGTCCGGCGTCATTCAAGCGGCAACAAAGCGCGCGGCTTTGCAGCAAGTGCTTTTCGCGTGGGGAGTGTGCGCGGCGACGGACGGCGGTTACAAAATCCGCGTCTTTACCCTTGACGACACGGCCGAAACCATCGGCGAGGGCAGAACGTATCAGGGAGCGACGGTCACGACGGACGCGCTTGTCACGTCGGTATCTGTCACTGCACATTCCTACGCCGAGGACGCCAACGGCGGCGTTGAGATCGGCGGCAAAAAGTACACCGACACGCAGACGGTATACACTGTGACAAACCCCAACGTCACGGCAAATACGAAGTCGAACGAAAAAAAGGTGACGGACGCGACGCTTGTCTCCCCTGCTATCGGGCAGGCCGTCGCGCAGCGCGTCTATGACTACTACGCAAAACGAGACCAGGCCAACGCGAAGATCGTGCTTGACGGCGAGATTTTAGGCGACTGCGTCACCGTCCCCACACCGTGGGGCACGACCGTGACGGGCAATATCGCCAAGATGGAGATCACGCTGTCAAACACCGTCGCTGCAAGCCTGACGCTGGCAGGTGCGTAACGAATGAGCACTGTAACAAACTACGCCTACACGGGAGCAAAGCGAACCGTTACCCTCAAGCCCGGCCGCTATAAGCTGGAATGTTGGGGCGCGCAGGGCGGCTATCGCAGCAGCTCGTCATACGGCGGTCTCGGCGGGTACAGTGTGGGCGAAATCTCGCTTGAAAAGCAAACCACCCTGTATGTCTACGTCGGTGGTTCCGGTAACACGGGCAGGACCAGCGGCGGCTTTAACGGCGGCGGCGCGCGTGCAACGTACAACGGCGGCGGCGGCGCGACGGATATTCGCGTCGGGACGGACAGCTTATACGCCCGCGTCATCGTGGCGGGCGGCGGCGGCTCAGACGGCGCGACCAACAAAAACGGCATGTACGGCGGCGGCGAGACGGGCGGCACCGCGACGCAGAACTACGGCTCCGGCGGTGGCGGCGGAACGCAGACGTCCGGAGGCACGGGCGGTAGCGGAAACGCCGGAACATTCGGGCAAGGCGGCGAGGGCAAAGCTGCGAGCAACGGCTACGCTGGCGCTGGCGGCGGCGGATGGTACGGCGGCGGCGGCTCTTTCCCGGATAGCTCCGGCGACGACGACCGCGGCGGTGGCGGCGGCTCCGGCTTTGTCTGGACAGGCAAAAACGCCCCGAGCGGCTATCTGCTCGGCTCGGCGTATTATCTGACCAACGCCAGCACAAAGGCGGGCAACACGTCGTTTACCGCGCCCGGCGGATCGTCCGAGGCCGGCCACTCCGGCGACGGCTACGTGCGCATTACCTGCCTTGAGCTGTACAAGCAAGTTCCTGACACCCCTGCAAACTTCCGCCAAACGGCAAAGGACTACTTTAGCCTTTCTGTTGCATGGGGCGCGGTCGAGTGTACAGGGTACAAACTGTACAGAGACGGCACGCTTATCTCCACGCAGACCGGCACGACGTACACGGATTCAAGCGTTGAGCCGAACAACACATACACCTACAAGCTCGTCGCCTATAACTCCGAGGGCGACAGCGACCCGACGACGCTCTCAGCCAAAACAAGCGAGGGCTTCGTCGTTAAGATTTTTGAGATCACATCGGCGGTTTTCACCCCGAATCCGGTCAACATCAACAGCACAACTAAATTATCCGTAGAGGTCACGGAGACGGTCAAGATCCTTGAACCGTACTATTACTATTCCGGTGACCTCTACGCTGGCGAGGTGTAATTATGGCAATCAAAACAGTTCGCGCGCAAGTAAATGGCACATGGCATAACCTGACGCTCAACGCGTCCACAGGCAAATACGAGGCGTCGATCACAGCGCCCGGAAAGACGTCCTATAACCAGAGCGGCGGGTATTACAACGTCAAGGTCGAAGCCACCAACACGGCAGGCACGACCGCGTCGGCCGATGCGTCGACGGTATCCGGCTTAAAGCTCTACGTCAAAGAGCGCGTCGCTCCGGTTATCACGATCGTCTCCCCGTCTTCCGGCGCGTATGTGTCCAACAACAAGCAGCCGGTCGTGTTTACAATCACGGACGAGGCGGAAGGCTCCGGCGTTGATCTGACGTCGCTTGTCGTCAAGCTCGACGGCACGGCGGTCGCTGCGGCGACGCTGACCAATACGGCCATCACCAACGGCTACAGCGTGACGTATACGCCCGCTTCCGCCCTCGGCGACGGCTCCCACACCGTCACGGTCGACTGCAAAGACCACGACGGCAACAGCGCAAATCAGAAATCCACGACGTACACGGTCGACACCGTGCCGCCGACGCTCAACATCACGGCTCCGGTGGACAACCTCATCACAAACAACTCGTCCCTCACGGTCGCTGGTACGACGAACGACGCGACCTCGTCGCCGGTCACGATCAAGGTCAAGCTCAACGGCGTCGATCAGGGCGCAGTCACGGTCGGCACGGGCGGCGCGTTTACCAAGGCGGTCACGCTCACCGAAGGCTCGAACACTATCGTTGTTACCGCGACAGACGCGGCGGGCAAGGTGTCCACGGTCACGCGCACGGTCACGCTTGATACCTCCGTCCCCGTTATCAAATCGGCGACGATCACGCCGAACCCGGTTGACGCAGGTAAAACGATGGTCATCTCGGTCACAATCGAATGAGCACGCAGGAAATCACCGTATCTCTCCCGTCCGATATTGTGTATGTCTCTGGTACGGTAAACGGCAAGGCGTACACATGGACGCTGGTAGGTACGGCATGGCAGGCAATCGCGGACAGGGCAAGCGACGACACGTACCTCGTCGCCCTTACCGCCATCAACAGCGCCGGGACAAGCACAAACTTTGAGTTTACGCTTTACTACGGCCTGCTGAAGCTCATTACCGACCGAACGCAAGCGGACGTTGACCGCGTCGCGTTGCTCGCCCAAAAAGGCGATGCTGGCATGACCGACGCAGAGAAAGCGGAGTGGAACGCGGGGCTGAAAGGCGCGTACAACGCCACGGACTTAAACCGCGTCGGCTCGGCAGTGAATTACGTTGCGGGGCGGCTGAATACGCAGGGGTATTCTGTCACGGTAGCACCGAAAATCGACTGGATGGTGACGGACATCCCCACGCCCGCGCAGCTTACCGCGTATCTCGCCGACGTTGCCGCAATCCGCGCAGCCCTTGTGGTGTATACAGACACGCCGGAAACACCGGCAGACATGGAAAAACTGACCTATGCCGAAGCAAACGACATCGAACGAATCCTGCTCGACGTCGACGCGCTCATCACAAACATGATGGCGGTATGGTACTACGCCGGAGAACTGTACTCCGGGGAAGTTTAGGAGGTTAGCATATGAAAGACAGAGTTCCCCGTTATCCGGGGCGAGTAACGCTCACGCCCGTCTCCGGGCAGACCAACACATACGACATGGTACGCGCCGACAGCCCGACGCAGGAAGGCACACCGCTCAACAAGGACACCTTACTCAAGGACACCACCGCAACTGCACTCGGGCTGACGGGAGACCCGACGGTGGATGAGGCGTTAAGTCGCCTTAGCGGCTCACGCTTTCGCGTTGGTGATATGAAGGTAACGGCAAGAACAGACCTCGATGACTCGTGGCTCCTTTGCAACGGTGAATCCGTTGACGTGGACTATTATCCAAGCTTAAAGCCATATCTAATCAATACATTTACTTCCGGTGGGGCTGGAAATAGCGCATATGTAAAATTTTCGTCCGCAAGCTCGGCTCCCGTTCGCGTCGTTGGCGTAGCATACGGAAATGGGAAATATGTATATGCGCTTAATGGTCGAGACAGTGAAAGGGCGCAAGTGCTCGTTTGTGATGACTTGCCCACAGTTAATTCGGCGCTTGTACAGACGTCCCCAGCGGGAGCAACTGGGAGCGCATATTGTATTATCTATGCAAATGGCACTTTCGTAGTTGGCGGCGCAAGAGGGGATTATCCCGCCATCCGATATTGCACAGGCGACCCGGCTGTATCAGGAAACTGGACAGAAAAAGTGATAAGCTCCAAAAAAGGCTGTGTGCGTTCACTCGCGTGGGAGAATGGGACATTTGTTGTTGGTGGAGCAACCGCTTACGGAACCGATTGGTCGGCTGATAGTCTGCTTTATGGACGCCCCACTATATGGTTCGGCGGCTCTCCGTCTACATCCCTGACAGAAAATGTAATTGCCAACCTCGATAGCGCGTCGGCAACATCTATAAAATACAGAAATGGTCTTTGGGTAACAGCAACAAGCGACTCCATCAATGGCAACGGCAGCACGTCCTATCAACCGGCAATATTGTATTCCTCCAACTTGTCAGGGACATGGTTGCAGACAACAGTCCCGTATACTGGGGATGCGTATGGCACCCAACTTGTTGACGTTGAGTATGGAGGGGGAATGTGGGTAGCTTGCGGGTGGACTAACCGGGAGAACCCCACTGGCCCGCGCGTCTGGTATTCAACAGATATTTCCGGCTCGTGGACTACAAAAAACATCATTCTGACAGGTTCGATCGACTACGCGAGCACGATTGCGTATATCGCCGGGCTTTGGGTTGTTGGGCTATATTCTTTCTCATCCCAGCTCCCGGTGCGTAGCTCGTATGTATATTATACGACCGATATAACTGGCGATTGGAACAATAGAACCATCGGTACTTACATGAGCATTAAATCCGTTTCGGCTTTGAACGGCGAACTCATTTTTACTGGTTGGTATGGCCTACGCGATATGACAAACAGCGACTACAACGCAGGGGAGGTTGCGAATTTCTCGCTTTCGCAGTTACCGGTAGTTTCGATCGACGGCGCCTATGCCTACATCAAAGCAAAGGAGGCAACCACATGATTACCCGCCCAACACTCCCGCCGCGCAAGGGCTACGTTGAGCGCGAAGCCGCCGACGGCACCCGCTACTACGCACCGACGCAGGAGACGGCCGACGCTGAAGCCCTCGCCGCGGAAAACACCAAACTCAAAGCCCAACTCAAACTTCAATCCGAGCAGCAGACCTTTTTGGAAGACTGCATCCTCGAAATGGCCGATGTGGTCTATGCGTGACACTCTCGCCGATCTGGCGTTAAGTGTATATATTTTATTGAAGGGAGACTATGTAATGATGGCGATGCTCTATGCCAGCAAAATTTGTATGGGTGCGAAGAACCCCAAAACCGGCGGCGCGTGGGAGTTTTCCGACGTGCCGGAGAAACTGAAAGCACAGGTCGCGGACGTGCTGATTAACGACTGCGGCCTGCCCGACCTCGTTCCGAGCGAGTACGGCGGCACGTTGGTGTAAAAAAGCGACGCGACGCCCCAAAACGGGACGCCGCGCCAAACTTCACAATCTGACTAAAATATAGCAGAAATGTGAAGTAAAAGCAAGGGGGCTTGGAACAATCCACTTGTAAGGAGCCGACCATGGGAGACATAATCTGCGCGGCGATCACGGCGACGGCATCTATCGTGTGCGCCTTTGCCGCCGCCGCGCTCAAACGGCGCGAGAAACATGAGAAAAATCGCGCGGAGGCGGAGAAAACGCGCGACGCGAAGATCCTTGCCCTGTGCGAATCGCAAAAGATCGTGATGCTCGACCGCATCCGGTATCTCGGCCAGAAGTACATCGAGGCGGGAGAAATCGACTTTGACGACCGCCGAATCCTGAACGCCATGCACGACAGCTACCACAACGGCCTCGGCGGGAACGGGGACGCGGACGTCGTCATGAGCGAAGTAAACAAACTGCCCCTCAGACGGGCGAATTAAGGAGGATATATCATGGAAAAAAGAAACTACACGGAGAACAGATTCCACAAAGGCCGCTTCGAGATCGCGAAAATCGGCGACGAAATGAACATGGACATTGGCGACGCGTCCTACGAGTACGCCAACCGCATGGGCTGGGACGTCGGCGAGGGCGGCGCGGAGCTGGGAGAGTATCAGGAGTTCACCGACTTCGTCCGCAGATTGCAGGACAGCGTGCAGCCCGGGGAGACGGACAACGCCGTCGCGCGGTATTTTGCCCATGAATAAGCTCATCGATCGGCTTGTAAAGCTGCTGACCGTCAAGAGCCTCGTGACACTCACGCTGACCGGCGTTTTTGCGGCTCTGGCGGCGATGGGGAGACTGTCCGAGACGCAGTTCATGACGATCTTCACGACGGTCATCGCGTTCTACTTCGGGACTCAGGCGGTGAAGGAATGAAAATCCTCATCATCGCCGGACACGGCGCGGGCGATCCCGGCGCCGTGGCGCAGATCGGCGGGACGCAGTACAAGGAGGCGGAGCAGACGCGGATCGCGTCGGACTATGTCTGCGACGAGCTGAATATGTACGCGACGGCCGACCAGTACGACCCGGCCCGGAACGCGTACTACGACTACCAGAACGGCCAGCTCAAAAAGCGGGCGAACTTTACAGACTACGACTACGTCCTTGAGCTCCATTTTAACGCGGGCGCGAACGATTTAAGCGGCGACGGTGAAACGACCGGCGTCGAAATTTTTTACCCGTCAGCGGGCGAAAAATCGGGGTTTGAGTACAAAATCCTCGACGCCGTTTCAAAGTGTGGTTTTACGCGCCGGTCTGTAAAATCGGGGAACCTGGCCGTCATCAACACGGCGGCGCGGGCGGGTGTCAAGGCGAATCTCCTGGAAATCTGCTTTTTGGACGACGCGGACGACATGGAGCTGTGGCGCGGCAATGTCGGCGGCATCTGCTGCGCCATCGCCTGCGCCATTGCTGGGAAGGAGGATGCGGTGAAAATCGAAGAGTACAGCGTGCCGCTGAAGAACATCGACCACATCGGCTATATTCCCATGGTGGGAAAGGGCGAGACGGTCACGGCGGCGGCGCAGAGAAAGACATGGAACGGCAGGACACCGGACGTGATCTGCAACGCGGAGCTTTTCAATATGAAAACCTTCGCGCCTGCCTCGGGTGTTGTCCATAACGGCAAGGCGCAGTACGTGCCGCAGACGCTCGGTGTTGCACTCAGAATGGGCAAAGAACCCGTCCTGAGCTACATGAACAACGTCGGCGCGGCAGACTGGCTCGGGGCTTATCCTATCCTCGTGCGAGACGGTAAAAAGGCGTTTGACATTGCCCCGGCCGGGCTGACCGGCTCAAGAGCAAGAACCGCTTTCGCGTGGAACGACAAGCGCTGCGCCATCGTCTGGGCGACGTCGAAAAGCGGCGTGACGCTCGAGCAGTTTGCCTCCGGCATTATCGCGCTGGGGTATAAAACCGCCGTCAACTTCGACGGCGGCGGCTCGACGGCGGTCGTGACGCCAACCAAACTGTACGAGCAGGGACGGAAAGTGCGTGGCAAGCTCGGAATCTGGGTCAAGAACGGAACGGGCAACCGCCTGACGAAAAAGGCCGCGAAATCCCGTGTTGAGCCGATGCAGCGGGAATCCGGCTGCGGGACGGGCGTGAAGCTGACTGTTACCGCGAAAACCGGACTGAACGTGAGGAGGCTCCCAATCGACGGTGCGGTGCAGGAGACTGTTGCCAAAGGCCAGACCGTGACGTGGTACGGGTACTACTGCAAAGAGGTTGAGAGCGGCGCGGTGTGGTACTACGTCCAAACCAAGAGCGGCAAGACGGGGTACGCGAGCGCGAAGTATCTAAAAAAATAACCGGGCGGGAGGTTTGGAACGCTGACCGCCCTCGGAGGGCATCGAATGAAATACCGGTACACTGTGTCGGAGCTGCGGCGCATGGAATCGTGCCCGTATCTCTCCGACCGCGAAAGGAAGGTTTTTAGACTATACTACAAAAGAGGCTGGCAAATCGAGGACATCGCCGCCGAAATGTACGTCAGCCGCGGAACCGTCAAAAACATATTGCACTCCATCCGGAGTAAAGCGCCGTCTGAATAATCAGACGGCGCTTTACTTTTTGCCCGTCGTTTGGCCTTACTTTGGCCATGCGGCGGGTCTTTTTTTGTTACGCTATAAATGTAAATAAAAGGGGATGAAGGAAATGAATTACTTCGACCGGCTTGTCGCGGCGAACATACCGCCAGACGACGCGGCGGCGATCGTATCACTTTTTGGCGCAAGCCCTGAACTTTTAGACCACATTGTGATGATCTGCGAGTCCTGCGCCGAGGTCGCGTGATGTTCTGCGCGTACAACGCAAATCCCACGGCGGCGAGGGTAGGCGACTGCACTGTCCGGGCAATCTCTAAGGCGCTCGGCCAGACGTGGGACGAGACGTATGTCGGCCTGTGTGTGGTAGGCATGGAGTTTTGCGACATGCCGAGTGCAAACGCTGTGTTGGGCGCGTACCTAAAGCGCAAGGGCTTCCGGCGACGTGCTTTGCCTGACTCCTGCCCGGAGTGCTACACCGTCTCTGACTTTGTGCGGGACCATCAGGGCGGGCCGTATGTAATCGCGCTGCAATCCCATGTAGTGGCGGCTGAGAATGGGAACTACTACGACACATGGGACAGTGGGAACGAAACAGCAATTTATTACTGGGAAAGGATGAGCTAAATGGCGTACCCGTACTATGGAGGTTACCAGAACCCGTATTTTCCGGCTCCGATGCCGGACAACCTTGCGCAGCTTCGGCAGCAGCCGACGCAGGCACCACAGACCGGCATGATCTGGATCCAAGGCGAGACAGGAGCCAAGAGCTATATGGTCGCTCCGGGCAACACTGTTGCGCTGTGGGACAGCGAGAACCCGACGATCTACATCAAGTCGTGCGACAACTCCGGAATGCCGTCGATGCGTATCATCGACTACACGGAGCGCACGCAAAAGCCGCCCACCGCGCCCTCAGCCGTTCCTGCCACCGAGTATGTGACACGGCAGGAGTTTGACGCGCTGGCGGCGAAATTTGAGGCCATGACGGCGAAACCGGCAAAGAAGAACGCGAAGGAGGCGGAGCAGGATGGCTAACCCGCTTTTTCAGGCACTTGGCGGTGGAAAGCTGCCCGGCCCCATGGGCAATTTCCAGCAGATGATGCAGCAGTTCCGGCAGTTCCAGCAGAGTTTCCAGGGCGACCCGAAAGCGGAGGTAGAAAAGCTCGTACGGAGCGGGAAGATCTCGCAGCAGCAGCTAAACCAGCTGCAACAGGCAGCGACGGCTTTTCAACGCCTTATGAAGTAATCAGGATGCGGCCGCATTTTGATAATAAACGAGAGGAGACAACAAAATGAGTCTTACAACCAGCGAAATGACCCCCGCTGACATTGCGGCGGTCACAAACAACAACGGAGGCTTTGGCTTTGGCGGAGACGGTGGCGCGTGGTGGATTATTATTCTTTTCCTCTTCGTGTTCTGCGGCTGGGGCGGCAACTGGGGCGGAAACGGCTTCGGCAACGGCAACTCCGGCGGCGTCGTAGATGGCTACGTGCTGACCTCTGATTTTGCCAATGTCGAGCGCAAGATCGACAGTGTAAATCA